GAAATATCCTGTGCTGGCAGCAGAGTTAAGCACCATGAAGCGTCGTCCATTAGGCATTGGTATTATTAACTTTGCATACTGGTTAGCCAAACATGGACTTACATATCAACACATCGACTCAGAAGGATTACAACTGGTAGATGAATGGGCAGAGGCCTGGAGTTACTATTTAATTAAGGCAAGTGCAGATCTTGCTGTTGAGAAAGGTGCAATTTCTGGCGTAATGGAGACCAAATACGGACACGGCATTACTCCTAATCAAACTTACAGCAAGCCACTAGACGAACTAATTCCGCATATTGAACGTATGGATTGGACAGGGTTGCGCAAACAGCTTAAAGAAACTGGCATTCGTAACTCAACACTAATGGCACTTATGCCTTCAGAAACATCAGCACAGGTCGCAAATGCTACAAATGGTATTGAGCCGCCAAGGCATCTTATCTCAATTAAACAGAGCAAGCACGGTGTGCTCAAGCAGGTAGTACCAGAGTACAAGCGCCTCAAAAATAAGTACGACCTACTGTGGGATCAAACAAGTCCAGAAGGTTACCTAAAGATCGTAAGTGTACTACAGAAATATATTGATCAAGGCATCAGTGTTAACACTAGCTACAATCCAATGTTCTTTGAAGATGAAAAGATTCCGTTGAGTACACTGCTTCAACATATACTAATGTTTTACAAGTATGGCGGTAAGCAGTTGTATTACTTTAATACCAATGACGGTCAAGGTGAATTAGACGTCAACAAGATGTTCGAAGCTAAAGAAGAAAACAGCGAGCTAGAACCTATTGTAGATGATACCGAATGTGAATCATGCACAATCTAAATGATTGACATTACAAAAATAACAACTAAAATAGAAAAGCATATAAAAGTAAGGATTTAATAAGATGGCTAATAGTGTATTCAACATCGACAATAGAGTCGATCATACCAAAGTTACCGCGTTTCTCGACCCAAGCGGCGGCCCGACTATTCAGCGTTATGACACGCTGAAATACAAACAGTTTGACGGACTAACTGACAAACAGCTAGGATTCTTTTGGCGTCCAGAAGAAGTGGATATCTATCAAGACGCCAAAGATTTTAAGGCACTAACAGAACACGAACAACACATTTTTACTAGCAACCTAAAGCGTCAGATTCTGCTAGACAGTGTGCAAGGTCGTGCACCAGTAGAAGCATTTAATCCAGTAGTCAGCCTACCAGAGCTTGAAAATTGGATCGTGACCTGGACATTCTCAGAAACTATTCACAGCCGTTCGTACACACATATTATTCGCAATGTGTATACTAATCCTTCAAAGGTATTTGACGAACTAATGGACGTGGGAGAAATTGTCGATTGTGCAGGCGATATTTCTAAATACTATGATGAGCTAGTTGAACTAGCAGGTTACTACAATCTACTAGGAGCAGGAACACACACAGTAAACGGCAAGAAAGTAGAAGTAGATCTATACGAACTCAAAAAGAAAATCTGGCTCACACTGATGAGTGTTAACATTCTAGAAGGTGTGCGCTTTTATGTCAGCTTTGCATGTAGCTGGGCGTTTGCAGAACTGAAAAAGATGGAAGGCAATGCTAAAATTATTAAGTTGATTGCGCGAGACGAAAATCTACATCTTGCAAGCACACAATCTCTGCTTAAAATTTTAAAAACAGATGATCCTGATTTTGTTAGAATTGCTGCTGAAACAGAAGAAGAATGCATTCAAATGTTTGTAGATGCAGTAGATCAAGAAAAGGTATGGGCAGAATATCTATTCAAAGACGGCAGCATGATTGGACTTAACACACAACTACTGTCAGAGTATATTGAATTTATTGCTACTCGCAGAATGACTAACGTAAATCTTAAAAGTCCCTACAACATCAAAAATAATCCACTACCGTGGACACAAAAGTGGATCAGCGGAAGTGAAGTTCAAGTAGCCCCTCAAGAAACAGAAATTTCAAGCTATATCCAAGGCGGTACCAAACAAGATGTAGACGAAAACACCTTTAAAGGATTTAGTCTATGATAGAGATTTATGGAAAGCCGCAGTGTCCTTTCTGCGAGAAAGCCAAGAATTTGTGCGAGTCTCGCAATCTTGCATACATATATAAAACGCTAGAAGTTGATTATACTCGAGAAGAACTGCTAGAACAGTTTCCTAATGCAAGAACAGTGCCGCAGATTGTAGTACACGGAAACAAGATTGGCGGATACAACGAGTTAGTTAATTACATAGATGAAACAGGTTATAACGGAACAGGAGCCACATTATAATGCTAATTGAAACACCTTACAAAGTAAGCGACACAGTGTCATTCAAGTTAACTTCAGGAGAGGAAATTATTGCTCGACTGGATGCTGAAGATGACAAAGCTTATACTCTGCACAAGCCGATGGTTATGATTGTGCAACAGCAGGGAATGGGCCTTGCACCTTTTATGTTTAGTGTAAGCCCGGATGCAAAGTTTTCTCTACAAGCTCACAGTGTTGCATGTGTTACTAAAACTGAAAAAGAAATTGCAGCCCAGTACACACAGCAAACTACAGGCATTGCAATGGGTGTATAAGGATTAATATATGATAGATGTAACAGCAGTTGATACTGTATTACAACCGGTGCAGGCCGCCGGTGGAAGTGTTGATAGTTTGGCACAATCAGCTGGCAGCATGAAGGATGCAGCTACTTCTCAATGCGACCTGTCGGGTGTTTTAGGTGGTTTAGGAGAAGCAGCTAAAGAAGCAGCAGAAGCAGCAGAAGAAGCTATGAGCGCCGCAATGGGAGCAATGCAGACTGCCGCTAACTTTGCAAAAGAAGCATTTGACACTGTAAACGAAATTGCAACTAAAATTAAAGACGCAATAGCACTGGTTGCACAAGCAATTGCAAATGGACTAGACGCAATTGTTTCAGGACTACAAACTATCATAACAGAAGCGTTTGCGGTTCTTGAAACAGCAGCTACAGCAGTCACCGATGCACTAACAGAAGTAGCCGGTGCAGCCACTGACGCAATCGGCGGTGCACTAGATGCAGTTGGAGGAGCAATTGATGGCGCTGTTTCGGCCTGTGCAGACGTAGCTGGAGAAATTGCAGCAGCAGCTTGTGGATCAGTTAGCGGAGAACTAGATGCAGCCGGTAGTCCGCCTGATCCAGGCATATTTGCAGATGCAGCCTCGGGCGCAATGGAAGCAGGGAAAGCAGCCGCAGAAGGTGCTCTTACAGCCGCACAAGGTGCAGCAAGTGGAATGCAAAGTGCTGTTGGCGATGTACTCGGACAAGCAACAGCATCTGTAGGAAATATTACAGCCGAAATCACAAGTGTTCAGTCACAGTTGGAGAGTCTAATTGTCTAGAGGAACCGCCAGACTAAACGATCGAACACAAGGTACATGTTCTCATCCTAGTCACGAAACGCCAATCTCTGTAGGAGGCACCATAGTTACAGCCAGTGCCGATACTAAAATTAACGAAAGAGGAGTGGCTAGAATTAATGACTTAGTTAGAACAGATTGTGGGCATACTTCTAAAATTATAACAGGTTCTGGCACAGTGAAAGTAAATGGACGACTACATGCTAGACTAGACGATCGGGTCGGTAATGGCCCATACTCAGCTAAAATTGTAACAGCAAGCGGTAATACAAAATTAGGTTGACAAAATCTAATTCAGACATTACAATATAAAAATAAGGCAAACTAAAGAGGCTTAAATGGCAGATAAAATTATTCTCACCGATTGTGATGGCGTATTACTTAACTGGGAGTATGCATTTGGTTGCTGGATGGAACAGCATGGACACACTCCTGTCGAAGGCGGCAATCTAGTCTACGACATTGGCAAACGCTACAACATTACCAAAGAACAATGCAAAAGCCTAATCAAAATCTTCAACGAAAGTGCAGCTATTGGTTTTCTGCCTGCACTACGTGATGCCATGTTTTATGTAAAACGACTACACGAAGAACATGGCTACGAATTTCACTGTATTACCAGTTTATCAACAGACCCAAATGCTTACAAACTTCGCATGATGAATCTTGAAAAGCTATTTGGACCAACAGCATTCACTCGTTTAATTTGCCTCGAAACAGGTGTAGACAAAGATGATGCACTTGAAGAATATCGAGACTCAGAATTATATTGGATCGAAGACAAGTTTGAAAATGCAGAAGCAGGATTAAACTTTGGACTACGCCCAATACTAATGGAGCATGGATTTAACATGCAAGATAAACTTTCTATGGGTATTCACAAAGTTACCAATTGGAAAGAAATTTATGTACATATAACAGGAGAAATATATGAGTAACATTCACGAAGAAATTGTACTAGCGTTTAATAACTACCTTAAAGAAGCAGAGACCTTTGATGAAAAAGGCGTAAAAGCAGCAGCTACTCGAGCACGTAAAGCCCTAGGTGATTTAGGCAAGCTAACAAAGGATCGCCGCAAAGAGATCCAAGATCGCAAAAACGAAATGTGATGTGGGGATTGTGGTGCAAAGCGATAGGTCAAAAAGCCTACGACGACGACCGCAAAGCGGATCGGGTAGCAATGATTAGAACAGCGTGGGTTGTTCTGCACATTGTTACCTGTCTTGCTATTATTACTAATGCCATTGCTAATCATGGCTGGGGATTGATAGGATTATGATGTGGATTGACTACACAATAGAACAAGGTGTAAACAAGTTTCGTGTTAGAGGCGACACTCCAACAGAAGTTATGGATAAAGGTTTATACAGTCCTGAAGATATTTTTGTAGTAAACGAAGACGGATGGCTCGTTCGAGTTGACGACGTTTCTGCTTTGGTAGAATTATATGATAGGAAAAATAAATGAAATGCAAAGAAGGAGATCTTGCTAGAATAGTATATTCTATAAGGCCCGAAAATATTGGACGTATTGTAAAGGTAAAAGAATATATCGGCAAGTTCGAGCAAGGCACTACATTCGACTTTCGAACTATAACTTGTTTGTGTGCAGTTTCAGATCACTATTGGTGGATCGAAGCTGAGGACATATCTACCGGAATAGGAGTAAGTCCTCAAGCATACATTCCAGACACATGGTTAGAACCTATCAAGCCAGAAGCAGATAAAGAAAAACAAAAAGAAGAAATAGATATTGCAGCATAAGAAGAAGTAAATGATTAAAGAATTACCAGATACCTGTAGAGACTGTGCTAGTTATGGCAGTGAATTTTGTGAAGACTGTCTTCACGATCTTACAAAAGATATGCCACCAGAAGATAGGACAGTCTTCAACAAAGCTCTACAGAATTTAGCGAAAGCAATTGTAAATGACAAAACCATGGGCGGCATCGATACCCCAGACTCCGAAGAATAAAGATCGAAAACGCTGCTATACTGTATAGACTAGACTTTTATGCAGGAGTTGGTCAGGCGGCAAGGTAGTGTGGTTAACTGGCGCACAACTAACATTTGCCCGTATCAAATATCCTAACAAACGGTTTGATGAAGTTCTAGAACGAGATAAGTTGGAAGAATACAAAAAATATCTTGACGCAACTATAGAATGAGTGTATAAATAGTATTGTAACGTTGAAGCCAATTAACGGCGGGCAAGACCGGGGTTCAATTCCCCGCACCTCCACCATAAGCACACGGTGTCTTGGTAGGCGAAACCCTTACACCGATAAGTGAAAAATAGGCCGTGTGTTTATGATGGGGGTGACATGGGATCGATTGACGCAAGAGAGAACGTGGAGTTACCGGGTGCAAGCACCGTTATCGTAAGAAAAAACTAAACGCAAACGAAAGTTTCGCACTAGCGGCTTGACCGTTACGGGGTAGCTAGACCTTGTTACCAAACATAGCAGAAAAGGGGCTTCGGCTCCTTTTCTTATTGTTTCCAATAAATATGTTATAAGGGCATATAACATAGAGGGAATAATATGACACAAAATGAATATGACGTAGTCGTCTTGAATGTCGTCGATGGCGATACTGTTGACGTTGACATCGACCTAGGTTTCGGAGTCACATTGAGAGACGAACGTGTTCGCATAATGGGAATTGACACAGAAGAATCGAGAACTTCAGACAAAGTAGAAGATTTGTTTGGCGAAAAAGCCAAGTCAAGAGTAAAGGAACTTATGAAAGATGGTGCTAAACTTATCACTACAGAAGACAAATCGGGCGAAGATATGAAAGGCAAGTTCGGACGTATTTTAGGAGACTTCCGTTTATCCAACGGCAAGACACTCACAGAAACACTGATAGAAGAACACCTTGCTGTTCCCTATCACGGACAAAGCAAAGACGACATTCTAGCACAGCATCTTGCAAATAGGCAAGTACTACTAGAGCAGGGTGTGATTAGTCGTGAGGACTATGATACCGCAG